GGCACAATTGCTGATGGGGATCGCCGGGCGGACGGTCCCCATGGACGGTGGAAAAAGGCTTCCCACCGTCCATTCGCAATTGTGCCTGAACTGACATCAGCCCTTGCGTCCCTTGAGGTCACGGCCGCTGTCGGGCATGCCGGATTTGTTCGGGTCCATCACGGCCGACGCTCCCTTGAGCGAGTGCCCAAGATAGGTGTCGCCGCCGCCGAAGCCGTTCATGCCGGCCATGGTGCCTTCCAGCGGATAGCCGGACTGGTTGTCCTGCGGATAGGCAGACTTGATCGTCTGACCTGAGCCGATCTTGCTCGTCTTGATGCCTTTCGACGGGCTCTCGCCCGTCTCGTTGCTGTCGAACTTACCCATCATGGATATCCTTCGTATGCGCGCGGTCCCCAATATTCGGACTCGCCGCCGATGCGTGGACGCTCCCCGGTTAACCGGGAAGCGCGTGAAAGAACCGAATAGCCGTCGAGGCCGGCATCTCCGGTGTTGTTGCTCATGGCGTTCGGCGGCAAAGGATTTGCCGGCGTCAGCTTGAGCGGGTCGTTGCGGGGATTGATACCGTACCTCATCAGTACCACTCGATGATCACGTCGATGTCGCCGGTCCCGGCCGGGGTGCCGCCAACACCAGCAAGGCCGGTGATGAAGAATGCGGTGTCCGCCGGGATGCGGGTAATCACGTTGGTCTGGATATTTCCATTGACCGTGATCTGGTTGGCCGCGGGAACAGCCGCGGTGCAAGTGCCGCCGTTCGGAGGAACGCTCGCGTTGTTGCCTTCCAAGCAAATGTGGTTTGCAAAGTCGGTCAACTGATAGGGGAACGATCCGGTGCGCCCCTGTGCGTTGGTGGCGAGCGAGCGGGCCCGGTACTCGCCGGCGGCGTAGCCAGCGGTGGCGGTGGTGCCGAGCAGGAAGCGGCCGTAGCTGCTGTCGGCCTGGGCAGAGCCCACATCGACTTCAGGAACGGACGTGGTGCCAACGGCCGCGGCCGAGAGATAGACGCGGATGTCGCGCACGAGGCCCACTTTGCCGGGCGGCCCCTGGAACTTCTTGCTCGTGGTGGTGGCGCCGAAAGCAGTAGCCACGATGCTGTACATCTCTCGGATGGGTACGTCATAGCTGGTCATGGTAAGATTTTCCTTCCGAAATCAGGTTGCCGAGTCCCAAAACACCACGCGGGCGTTCAGAGCATCGGGATGCACGAGGCCGAAGCCGCCGAGGTAGTACCAGGCGATGCCGCGCGAACGGCCGTAATCGCCGGGGATCTTGGCGCGGATTTCTTCCGGCACGCAGACGGCTTCAGTGACGGTATCGCCGCCCATGAAGATCGCCCACGAGGAAGCCGCGTTGGCCCACGGAGCAGCGGTGCCGCTCCACGGATCGTAGGTGGTCGAGTTCGCCGCGCCGCCCTTCGGGATGAAGGTCTGCTCGATGAACCGGAACGACTCGTAGCGCCCGATCTCGCCGTTGAAGATGTGCCCGAGGCCGGTTTCCGTATATTGATGGACCGTTTCGAGCGAGTTCTTGAACGTGCGGTAGGTGGTCGGGTGGCTGATGGAGAGATAATCGTCGCCGACATAGGGCGGGATGTTTCGCTCCTTCATGGCATCGCCCAGCGCCTTGACGTGGCCGGTGCCGAGCGCGACGTTGTTCGTCACCGAGGCGGTGCCGGTGGTGTCGAGGTTGATCGCGGTGGTCGACGTGCCCGAGGCGGGTTCCGCACGCAGCGCGGTCGACTTCATCTGCAAGAACGCCTCGATGTCGAAATACTTCCGAGCATCGTCCTTCAGCGTCTTGTCGATGATCGCCACGACTTCGTGCTTCGCCAGGTCGGTCAGCTTGCCGGTATAGGGGACGGAGTTGCCCGCCTCATAGACCGTGAGCTGATGCTGGATGACGGAGAAGCCGCCTTCGGGCATCGCGGTGACTTCGCCGAGCCGGCGGCCCTGCGAGTTGATGATGCCATAGACGTTCCAGTTGAACTTGTCGCCGCGGTTCAGGCCCTTTTCAGAGCCGTCCTGCGCGTCGCAAAGCTGCCGGAATTTGGTGAGGGGCTGGACCTGCTGCCGCAACACGTCGGACAATTCGTCCGAATACATGTAGCCGCCTTCCGCTGGAACAGCCCAAGACTGGCCTGCCATTACTTTCTTCCTTCGATGTTTTGGGTTGTGGTCGCTAAGCGACCGTCTGTCCGCGCTGCTTGCGCATCGCCATGATGACGTCGGAACGCGACTTGCCTTGCGGCTGTCGGGTCACGGCATCAGGCGCGGGCGCCATGCTGCGGGTCGGCTGGTTCGGGATTGCTGCTCGGCGCTGATCGCGGTCCACGTTGACGACAACGCGGGGTTTCGCTTGCGCTGGCGATGGGGTTTGCCCGGAGACGCCTTTCCACTTCTCGTATCTGCCCTTGGCGCTCTCCAAGAGAGCGTCCGGCGTTGATACGGCGCGGCCATTGATCCGGTAGAAGCGATGCCAGTTGGCAAGCTCCGCGGAGTTCTGAGGGATCTTCGATGCATCGACATCGCCGAGCTTTTCGATTTCCTCGCGGGTGATCTGGTAGACGAATTGCTCCAGAGCCTGTGCCGCGATTTGATCGTTGGCGATGGTTGGGTTTTTCTCCGAAAAAGCTTTCACAACGGCCTGGGATCTGGCGATGTCGTTTTTCACGAGCCGCCGCATCTGGCCTTCGTCGGCTTCCTGTTCCGAAACGGTCTTCATGACCTTTCGGATCTTGGCTGCCGCCTCTTTCGGATCTCCGAACTGGATCTGCTCGATCGCCTCTTCCAGCTCGTCGGGGTGTTGACGGCTTTGAGGGTCGACGTCCTGTCGGTCGTCCTGCGTGCCGTTGTGCTCGCCCTCGGGGTGTTGAGGGGCACGGCCTGCACGCTCGGCCTTGATCTGCTTTGCTTCCTCAAGCAGCCCGCGGGCCTCATCGAGGTAGCTGTCGCCGGCCAGCGTCTTTTGCGCCGCGGCGAGAATTTCATCGTCGGTCATTTCGACCTGACGCCCGCGCACCGTCAGGGTGCGCTTGGGTGCGCTGGTCTCCTTGGGCATGACCGTCTTGGCCTGCGGAACAAGGATGTCGGGATCATCCGGCTCGGGCTCAAGGGCTTCGCGGCCGTACTTGCCGTACAGCATCTCGGGGTCGTTGAGATTGCCGTTGAACGGAACATCCTCTTCAGCGCCCTGGCGGCGGAAACGCTTGGCCATGTCAAGCCGCGCCTGATCGGCGGGCGACATATAGATCGGCTTCGGGCGGTCATTGTCGTCGCGCGGTTCATCGCGCTCGATCTGCTGCGGCGAGCCGCCTTCATTGCCCTCGCCGGCGCTGTCATTGATGTCGGAAACAATTTCCCCGGGGACGGATCCAGCGGCTTCGGCGCGAGCTGCCGCTTCTGCCTGCTGTTCGGCTTTCGTCATGTTCATGCGTCGTCATCCTGAATGTGGAGCCCGAACGCCTTGGCTTCAAGGCGTCCTTCGTCGGTGGTTAGAATTTCTGCGAATTCGTCGGCATCCTGCTGCTTGAACCAGACCTCGGCAGCGCGGCCTTCCTCGATGATCTCCGCGCACCAAGCGACCAGATCGTCGTAGCGGCGGATTTCGTTTTGAAACCCCTGCACCTTGTCGGCGAGATGCGGATTGACTTGGACGAGCCCGATCATGGCTGCCGCGGCCTGGGCCTTGGCCTTGCCAAGGATCGCCTTCATCGGCGTGAAGGTCGGCCCCTTGTCGAGTTGGGCTTCGAGCTCAATGGAAACCGAAACGGCCCGCTGATAGGCGAGCCGTTCCATTGCGTCTGGTGTCATGTCAAAACTTTCTTTCGGTTAGTCGAGCAGTTCCAGTATCGCCTTGATGTCGGCAATATCTGCCTCATCCTGGCGCCGGCGTTCAGCCTCGTCCTGGCGCTGGCGTTCGGTGGCGCGCTTTGCTTCCATGATCCGCGCCTCAAGCGATCGAAGATCGTGATGCGCGTATTCAATGTCGTCGATCGGCGTGGTTTCACGCGGCGCGATCGGTGGCGCGGTGCCGCGAAGCGCCGGCGGAAGAGATACCTTTGGCCTTGGCTGCTCGGGCGGCTTTGGCCGCTTCTTAATCGGCTCAAGACCATAACGCGGCTTGTATGGAGATCCGCCGCCGCCCGAAAGGACGCCTATAATGACGCCTGAAATACCGACGCAGGCAGCGCCAAATTGAGTTCCGCTGGGGCCAATCTGGTTGGCAACGCCGATGCCGGAAGCCTGCGCCAGGTTCGGTGCCGTGCTCTGACCAAGAACGGTCCCCGCAACGCCTGTGCCAAATGCTTCAAGCGGAAACGCCTGAACAAGATTTGCAAAACTCCCCGCTACGGCCGTTCCGGACGCTGAACCGATTGTCGAAAAATTGGCCAGCAGCACCGCTGCGGCAACGCCTGAGCCTGCGGCTTGCGTGATGCCGATCGATACGGATTTGCCAAAAGACCCGGCGGTGCCGGTGCCCGATGCGCCGATCAGCAACGCGCCATCGCTGGCGGCGAGCGGCCCGGCCGCGCCTATGCCGGCGGCTTGGCCTAGATTGGCGCTTGCCGTCCCATAGCTTTGACTGAGTTGGCCGATCGCGAGCCGGCCAACCGAGTCAATACCGGGGATCGACATTTAAGATTATCCGCCAACCATCGTGTTGAGCGCCAGCCGAGCACTCACTTGCGTCGTGACGGCCTGACCGCCGATGTAGGAGACAAAACCATCCATGATGGTTTTTGTCAGCGTCAGCTGATTGACCGATACCGCACGAGTGATCGTCGGATAGATCGCTGGATTGATTGGGTGAGCCGGATTTGGCGTTCCATCCGCCGTCCCCAGCGTGCCATCTGAATTGACGGCAACAGTGTTGAGCGTCGCGAGGGCAGTCGCCACGCCGTCATCCGTCCAAGACGCATCGAGCGCCAACATGGTTTGGTAAAGAGACAGCATTTGCTGCGCTGTCGAAATTATCAAATTAGCCTGTGCGATGGTCTGAGAATTGGGTGTCGCTGCCATTTTTTTGTCCCTAGTTTAACTTTCCGCGGCTGTCGAACCAGCCGTATGTCACCATATATGCGTTCGCGCTTACGGAGTTCGCAATCCATCGCACTTGGCCGGATGTGCTTGTGCGAATAATAAGATTTGCGGATGAATATGTCCCTGTAGATGTCGCAACCATATCAGCGTTACCATACGGCGAATTGACTGCAGCTGACGCTTCGTCAGGCGATTGAAACATGACGACAACAAGGCCGCTGCTTGAAAGGATATAGCCCCTTACCCGCGCTTGCACCTGCACGCCGGCAGGGACGCCCCCCAAAGTAAAAAGTGATGGCGTGATCGGAGTTGCCGCGCCGTTTAATTCTTGGATCGGCGCAGACCATAAAAATTCATCGCCGAACTGAACGAACTGCAACCAATGCGACGATCCGTCGGTTTTCATCGAGCCGATGCGCCGAAACAGCGTATAACCGCTTGGCATCGTCGGCGCCGACGCGGAGAGCGATACCAGCAGATCGACAACGCCGGTGTCGGTGCGCTGGATCAGGTAAGCATGATACCAAGTGTTCGCGGCGATAGATCCGGTGTCGAGCGCCCCGTTGCCGGTGCCGAGCGCCCATGCGCTCGTAGTCTTGGTATAAGCCGACCCAAGCGTCATAATGCCGGCGTTGGTGCTGTCCGCCGCAACACCGGCCGCAACACCGAATGTGGCCGAACTCCCCGCCGTCGATAGCGTCAGACCGGCAAGATAGCTGCGCATGATTGCCGGCAGACCTGCGTTTTTTTGGGCCTGGGTCTGCTGTAGCGCGGTAAGCGATTGCGACGCGCCATAGGAGATGCCGCTCAGATTGTTGAGCGCGGTCGCCGGCGTTGAAACGTCGGACAGATTGTTCGCGTTTATAAGGAAAGTCGAAATATCTTCAGCGAGCAGAACCATCCCAACTTGAGGGGCTGTCGAGAAATTAATCAGGCTTCCCGCGCCAGATTGTCCGGTCGCCGTTCCTGTGCCGGAAGAATTTGACAGCACAGTCGCCCGCGTCAGCGTCGTTGTCGAAGCCGTGTAGACGCCATAGCCGACTTCCCATTGGGTCAGGTCGGAGCTTTCGGCGCGGTATCGATAGGTCGCCCCGTTGACCGCGCCGGCCAACGTCGGCGATTGATACCCCTGGACGGGAGCCGAATAGACCCAGCTGCCGGTGCCCCCGGCAACAGGACTGAAGCGGCAGACGTCGAGAAAGCTGATGGTCATCAGGTGATCTGAAGAACCGCCGTGCCGACGCCAGCGGTCGGCATGACCGCGGTGAAGGTGCCGCTAGCCACGGTCTGTACGCCGCCGAACGAATAGACCGCAATGCCTGGGGTGGCGGCCGGGCCGTTCTGCGTGGTGTTGTAGATCATCGCGCCTGAGGTCGAGAACGACGCCGAGGTCCATGACGGGTTGGGCGAGAACGTGGTGTAGGCCGATGGCGATGAGGCAACCGGGTCGACGTTGGTGAGGGCCTGCCCGCCGGCCGTATAGCCGGTGCCGGACGTTTCATCCGAATTGCCGGTGATGTCCGTATAGTTGGTGTTTGCCGCCGTGTAAGTCCCGGTCGGGCTCGCCGTGATCAGCGCAATCTTAAAGGTGTCGCCAACCGACGTGACAGTTCCCAAGGCCCCGGTCGATGGCGTGTCCACAAAGATCGACGACCCGGACAGTATCCGCGAGATGCGCGTTCCCGCAGCGACATTGGTTCCGGAAAGCTGGCATCCGACATAAAGCCCTGTCAGCGACGAGACGCCGGTCCATGTCTGCGTCGACGTGCCGGTTGCGGTGAAGGTCCGCGATTGCGCAAAGTGATGCGCGCCGTTGAGGAAGTCGCGCTTGGCCGAGGCCAGCATGGCAGTGGTAATCGAGCCCATGGCTTATGAAACCTTCTTGTCGGCAGCCCAAAGGCGTTCGATGTGGATCACGTCGGTCGAGTGCTGGCCGATGATTTGAAAAAGAATGGCCTGCACGTCCGGCTGGGCGAAGTGCGCGGCAAACGGCGTCTTGGCAAGGACCGCGTTCACGCTGGAGAGCGCCGCCTTCGCCTCGGCAATGACGTCGATGGGCGCGGAAACCGGCTGCTTGGTCAGACCATGAGACTGCATCTGCTCATGGTGGATGTTGAAGATCGCGAACAGCTTCGGCGTCAACTCGCGCTTGGCCTGGCGCGCGGCCTGCGCTTTTGCGCTTGCGTCGTCCGGATTGCCGTCGACTAAAAGGCTGGTGATCGCCTCAACGGTGGTGTCGGCCCATTTGTCGGCGGGGTGGCTTCCCCCGTTCGTAATCATGAATTGCATGTGCTTCCCTTTGGTTAGACGAGTTCTTTTGCGATCGATCTGATGATGTCACGCATCATCTGCTTGACGTGGTCTCGAACGTGGTCCGTTGCCTCTTGGCGTGCGATGTCGGCCCGGATCTGACCGGCGATGTCGGCGACGATCTCCGCGGCGAGCTCGCGCGCGACGCTCCGGATTTCGCCCGGGAGGTTGGTGCTGATCTGCTCCGACGCTTGCCGACGGTGCTCCAGCGCGTTTTCAATCTGCCGGCGAGTGGCTTCGACGACGCCCGGGGCCAACTGCGGCAAGACCGGCAGCGGCGCCGCGATCGGCGGCGAGGCCACGGTCCGAAACGGCGGAAGCGGGGATTTGACCTCGACCGGCGCCTTCACCGGGACAAAGCGCTTCTTGACCGGCTCCAAGCCGCCGCGGAACTTCCGCGCTATTCCGCCGCCCCCTGAAATCTGAACGCCCAGGATGCCGGCAACGCCCGTGCCAAAAGCGCTGCCCGGGTTTGCGGTCGGCGGCGGTGTGCTGATATTTCCAGCTGCGCCCACGGCCGGCGCGCCGGCAAGGAATGCCTGGACAGCGCCGGCGAGGATGCTCGCCACGCCCGTCCCGGTTGCCTGCGCGAGGGTAACGGTCGGAGAGGCGCTGGTGCTTCCCGTCAGGGTGCCGGCAACGCCCGTACCGCTGGCTGAAAGCAGAAAGGCCAAAACTGACGGCGTAAAGCTGCCCGCAACGCCGGTTCCGGCGGTTCCTCCGATTGATCCGCCGCCGGCGGGACCAATTGACCCGGCAGCGCCGGTGCCCGAGGTTCCGACCAGCCCAGCAAGCACGGCGGAAACGAGCGTTCCAGCAACGCCTGTGCCCGCCGTGCCGCCGATACCGGTCGCCACCGATGGCGCGAGACTGCCGGTAGTGCCGGTTCCAGTTGCCGTTGGTAGCCCGATCGAGGCTGCGGCGACGATAGATCCTGCGACGCCTGTGCCTGCGGCGCCGGCCATATTGGCCGCGACCGACGGCACCATGCTTCCTGCGACGCCGGTTCCCGAAACCGCCTTGAGAACCGGGTTAAAAAGAAACGCCCCGGCAACGCCGACCCCGGCCGCACCGATCATCAAGGCTTGGACGTTCGGCACCAGCGCGCCAGCAACGCCCGTTCCGGCCGCGGGCGCCAGCGTCAAGGTTTCAACGGCTGCGATCGATCCTGCTGTTCCGGTCCCGGCTGCGCCGGCCAAAACGCTGGCTGGCGCGCCGAGCATGGGGCCCGCAATGCCCGTTCCGGCCGCGCCGATGAGGCTAGCCAGAACCGAGGGAGTGAAGGTGCCAGCAACGCCTGTGCCGGCAACGCCGGTCAGGTTGACGTTGACGGCCGAGACGCCGCTGATGCGATGGTAATCGAGGCGGTAACTACCCCGGTAGTCTTGGACGATAAGGCCGCGCGCCAATCCTTTAATCCGGCCCGTTGAATTGAGTGATACACGTCGCCCCGGCCGGGATTGTTATCGTACCCGCTGCCTTCGCCTGGATGGCAAAGCTGTTTGGCGTGGCGCCGTTGAGGCCGTTGATCTTCAACTCCCACAACAGGTTGCTTGCCGCCGTGATTGACGATGTTGCCATCGCCGAAGAAAGCGCCGTGACGCCGACTGTCGAGAGCGCGCTGGACGCGGCGGTCTGGTACTCCAACACGGCATTGATGTTTGTGACCGATGCCGAGCCAATAATCTGGAACGAAACCACGCCTGTAGTGCCGACTTGCATGGCTCCGCGACAAATGACGCCGAATTGCTGGCCGATTGGAGCGATCCACTCCAACTGGCCGGTGTTTGCTGTCGCACCAGTCACCGTGGTAAAGGACGCGGTCGCGTTGGTGTAGGCGCTGGACAAGCCTTGCAAGAGCGGGTTTTGGTTGCACGCCTGCGTAGTCGCGTAGGCCGGCAGCGAGGGAAACACCGTGTTGATGAATTGCTGCGTGAGAAGCAGCGCGCCGCAGTTGTTGAGATGCTGCACATCGCTCGCCGTCAGCAAGTTTTGTGCAACGCCCCACGGTGGGTTAGCAGCCTGCCCGGTATCCTGAACAGTGAACGGAAACGCGGTCGAGAGGGTGCCGCTCTGGTCCCCCATAAACAGGTCAGCGGAATTGATGCACAACCAATTCTGCGACTGGCAGTACGCGAGAGACCCTTGCTGGAGCGCGGCATAGGTCGCTGGAGCGCCGCCCGAGTTGAAGGGCGGCGGGACAATCCACGCCACCGAGGCGCCAAGCGCGAAGCAATCGTTGGCGACAATCTGGTTCTGCGCGTTCTGTTGGGCGCTCGTGATGGCCGAGCTGGCATTGGCATCGTTCTCGCCATTTTCGAGGATGCACATTGCGGTTTGGCCGGCGAATTTTTTAATAAAGGCCATGCCACCGTCGGTCGTTCCGGTCTTCGTGCCGCTCGCGAACCATGGCGAGGACGCGCCACCGACGCCTAGATTGTCGACGACAAAGCCCGATGTGCAGGCCGTAGGGATGGCGCCACAGAACAGCACAGACTCATAAGCGTAGAGATCATTTGTCGCGCCTAGCGCGGTCAGCGTTAGGGTGCTGCCAGTCGCTGGCTGGCTCGCCTGCGCTACAGGGTTGGCAAAATTCTGAAATGTTATGGCCGCCGTGCCGCTGCCCGAGCCGCAAGCCGTTCCGACCGACGACCCGTTGATGGTGATTGTGTAACCGGTCAACCCGGTTCCCTGGACGCACGCGATGTTGACGGACGAATAGGGCTGGCCGACCGAGATCGTAATCACGGCGCCGCTGGATAGCGTGAGCAGTGAGCCCCCGTTGAGCGAGACGCCCGACTCCTGCGGCCCGAGCAACGTCGAGTTTGTCAGTGAGCCCGACGTCAGCACGTAGCCATCCATGGCTGAAACGGTTGTCGTGCCGTTTGAGAGGCGCACG